GCTTGTGTTTCAATAGCAGATGGTATAAGTAGTTATAGTTCTTACGCGCAAGCTGGTATTGATTTTAACAGAAAAGGAATGGATATAGCACAGTCTTTTGGTAGTAGCTCTTCTTATGCCAGAAAATACGCTTTAAATGGCTTATTTTTAATAGATGACACTAAGGATGCTGATGCTACAAATAACCACGATAAACAAATATCTAATAAAATAGAATTAAAGCCAGATAGCGTTGAATTTAAAAAAGCAAAAGATTTTATTAAAGGTGGCGGTAGTGTAGAAGCTATTGAAAAGAAATATAAATTATCAAACGAAGTTAAACAATTATTAAATAAATAAATTATGAGTGCATTAATTAATGTTAGTATCAATGTGGCTAAATTGCCAAAAGAAAAATTTATAACAGGTAAAAATGGAAATGTATATTACAATTTTACATTATCTGTAAACGATGAAACAAACAATTACAGTCAAAATGTATCTGCTTTTGATAGCCAAACAAAAGAAGAACGTGAAGCTAAAAAAGAAAAGTTTTATCTTGGAAATGGAAAAGTAGTTTGGACTGATGGAAGTTGTAAAACTGCTGAAAGACAAGAAGATAAAACAGAAGTAGTAGAAAATGAGTCCCCAGATTTACCTTTCTAAATAAGTGAATTATAGGGTAAGATTTAACACTTACCCTATTTTTTTTTAAAACAAAACAAAAACAAAATGACAGACGAGGAAAAAGAAATTAGTAGAATGTATATGCAAACACTTGAAAGTGATTGCTATATTAATGCAGCAGAAGATGTGGAATATCCAGAATGTGCATTATCTATTGGTGAACATACATACCAAACAAAAAATGGAAATAAAACATATCCAATACCTTTAGGAACTTATGGAAATTTCACGTTTGTACAAGCACCGCCTAAAAGCAAAAAAACATTTTTTGTATCATTATTAAGTGCTGCGTATTTAAAAGGCAGTGTTAATGGAAGAACTGGAGATATAAAAGGAAATAGAAACGGTAAATGTTTAGTTCATTTTGACACTGAACAAGGTAAATTTCACGCTTCAAAAGTGTTTAGGAGGGTGTTAGATATGACAGGAATGGAAAATGAATGTTACCATACATTTGGCTTAAGGCAGTTAGCTTATAAGACTAGAATTGATTTCATAGAATATTATCTATATGACAAATTAAACGGAAAAGAAGATAAAAATATAGGTTTAGTTATTATAGATGGAATTGCTGATTTATGTTCTGACGTTAATAATATAGAAGAAAGTAATTTTGTTGTTCAAAAATTAATGCAATGGACATCTGAATTGAATTGTCACATTATCACGGTTATTCACAGCAATTTTGGAAGTACAAAACCAACAGGGCATCTAGGTAGTTTTTTAGAAAAGAAAACAGAAACACAAATACAATTAGAATTAAACACAGTTAACAAAGATTTAGTTACGGTTAGTTGCAAAAGGAGTAGAAATTTTAGTTTTGAAACATTTAGTTTTAAAATAGATAATATTGGTTTGCCAAAAGTAGCTGATGATGGTTATGATATATTAAAAGATATTAATTTTTAAAATAAATATATGGTTAATAAAGAGCCTTTGCATTGGCTTAAAAGAGTTGATTTTTATAAAGATGATTGGTTACGTATAGCTGCTAGTTTTGTTGGAAATGATATAGCTAGTGATGTAGTTCAAGAAAGTTATTTAAAATTGCACAAATACGCTTCAGAAGAAAAGTTATTTTTTAAAGATGGCGGTGTAAACAAATCTTATATGTACTTGACAATTAGAAGTATCTGCTTTGAAATATTAGGGGTTAAAAAGATAATTTTAAAGGAAGATGTAGTTGAATTGAAAAGAGAAATTGACACAGATGTAGATGAAAAGGTTTTAGCATTTAACAGACTCTGTGATAAAATAGACAAAGAAGTTATGACTTGGCGATGGTACGATAGCAGATTGTTTATGTTGTATAAAGATAGTCCTATGTCTTTGCGTAAGATAGCAAAAGAAACTGGTATAAGTTGGGTAAGCATTCATTATACTATTAAAAATTGCAAAGCAATAATACACGAAAAGTTTAAAGAAGATTATGAAGATTACATTAATGGGGATTATGAACTAATATAGAATTATGAAAAAAAAGAAGTTAACAAGCATTGAAAGAATAGCTGCTCTTGAAAAAGTAGCATTTCAATTATTTGCTATGAATAAGATGATACAAAATGAATTAAAACTTATCCAAGATAAATTAAAAGAAGATGAAACAGTTTAAGATGACAGAAAAAGAATTTAACAAATTAGACAAAAGAACACGAGTTTACAAAGAATGGAAAGCTAACTTTGATAAGCAATCAAAAGGTTTAGGCGATACAGTTGAAAAGATTACAGAAGCAACAGGTATTAAAAAGATTATTGAAACTATTACAGACGATTGCGGGTGTGATGAGCGTAAAGCAAAGCTAAACAAATTTGTACGTTATAGAGTTGCTAATTGTTTATCTGAAAGTGATTATAATTTCTTAAAAGAAACATTTGAAGCTAAAGGTAAGATTAAACCAGATGTGCAATTAAGAATGAAAGCTATTTTTGAAAATACGTTTAATAAGAAGTTAACATCAAACTGTTTATCTTGTAGTTTTGTTTCAGAAATTTATAGACCATTAAAAAATTTAATTGAAAAGTATGATTAATTGGAAGGAAAAAGATTTATTTAATTACTTAAAAGAAAACCATTACAATACACTTGTTAAGGCTAAAAATCCAATGAGCAGATGGGATTGTTACGACATAGACACAAGGCATAGATTAGAATTGAAATGTAGAAAAAAGCATTACGACACTATGTTACTTGAAAAAAAGAAATACGATGCGTTAATTGCTGAAAGTGAAAAGCATTTAGATATACCTTTATATGTTAATAGCACACCTGAAGGTATTTATTTGTGGAGTTTATATCTTATAAAACCGAAATGGGAAATAAATTATTTAAACCCAGCTACAACACAATTTGGCAATAGAAACAGAATACCAAAAGAGGTTACTTATTTATGTATAAAAGATGCAATAAAATTATTATGAAACAAACACCATCACATTACAACAACAATAAAAGCTATGATCTTATAGATGTAGCTAAAGATTATAATCTTAATTTTAATCGTGGAAACATTTTAAAGTATGTTTGCAGAGCAGGAAAAAAAGATGATGAGTTAAAAGATATGCGCAAAGCATTAGACTATTTGCAAAGGGAAATAAATTATCTTGAAGAAGAAAAGAGATTGTTTATAGAAAAAGAAAAGTGTTAAAATTTTATTAATACTAATTTTGTATTAATATTTTATGTACTTTTGAAAAAAACAATAATATGATAGAAACATTTGATAATAAGAAGTGGAAAAAAAAAGACATTATACCTAAAATGTATGACGATGAATTTTACTATGGTTATTTAGGTAAGAATGCTTTAAGTAGTTCTGAATTTAAAAATATTTTAAGTGGTACTTATGGCGAAGATAACAACTTGCCTAAACAAGCGTTAAGAGATGGAAGGCTAATCCATTTAGCGGTATTAGAACCACATAGATTAGACGACTTGATTATAATAGATAGTACTAAAGGTTCTAAAGCATTTAAAGAAGCCGTAATAGAATATAACGACGCAATGGTATATACTAAAAGGGAATTAAAGAAGTGTACGGAATTAGCTTCTAATGTAACCAAAGATTTTGATAGCTTTTTACTTTTAGATGAATGTGATTTGGAATTGCCAGAAATTAAAATGATTGACGGTTTGCCTGTAAGAGCGAAAGCTGATGCTAAAAAAGGAAAACATATAATTGATTTAAAAACCACAAGCGATGCTTCAAGATTTGAGCAATCAATAAACAACTTTAGTTATGATTTGCAAGGTGCATTATATTTAGATATATTTGAAGGTAATAGATTTTCTTTTATAATTTTAGACAAAATTACCGGAGAGGTTAGTATAAGAGAATTGACAAGTGAAGAAATTAAAAGTGGCAAAGCTAAAGTTAAAAAAGCAATAGAAATTTACAAAAATGTTTATGCCAACAAATGTTAAAGATGAATTTTACAGAATGACTATTTTTGATTTGTCAAATAATGAACCAATTGAAAATATAAAAAGCATATTAAAACACTACGAAGAATTAGAAATGTACCTTGCTTGTGCAGGTATTAAAAAAGCAATAGACGAATGGGAAAATACAAACCAATAGAAAAGAAATTTAAAAAAGACGTTAATACACTTGCAAAAATCAAAGACTTTATACACAATAAGTTTGGAGTTGATTTATTAGAAAATAGTAATAGCAGGAAAAGACGATTAGTAGAATTAAGAACTCTATTCTTTGCTTTAGCTAAAGACAAAACAGAATTAACATTATCAAATATTGGAACTTATTTAAACAAAGACCACGCAACAGTATTACATTCGTTAAAGAGTTGGAATAACTTTATTAGTAACGATTACCAAATTTACTACGATGAATTTATAGAAATACCAAACGGTAATATAAATTCTAAAAAGTATTTAAAAAAGAAATTCGTAAAAGAATTAATAAATGAATACGAATACAAACTAAAACAAAGAACTACTGAAGCTGATGACATTATTAACCAACTTGAAAATGAAAACGACAGAGAAGAAATATTAAATAAATTGAAAATAATAGTTAAAGCTAAATTACAGATGAACGAAGTTAAACATAAAATAATTTAAAGATGAGAAAGAAAACAATTAAAACAACGTGCAAACGTTTAGATGACCAAACAGAAATGTATATTATTAAATTAGAAACAAATGATAATATAATAGAAGCAAAGGTTGATAAAGAAAATTTAAGACATTTAATAGAAATAATAGATAACACAATAATATAATTATGAAAAGATTAACAACATTATTAATAGCAATTACATTACTATCTTGCAGTGCTGATAGTGTAAACGAGGAAAAATTATTAGACTGTGAATGTGACCGCATACAAGCCGTTATGTCATTTAACATTGTGCCAAACAAAAGTTTGTATATTTTTGATACAATAAATGATTGCACAGGTTATACTAGAAGTTGGGAAATAATAAAGCCTAGTAGCTTTTCACCATACAGAGAAGGAAATTGTAAATAAAGCGTTTTAAGACACTTAAATAAAAGAGTAGTAGTTTAACATTATTACTCTTTTTTTGTTTAGTATATGAATTAATAATGATTTTTAATTATGGCTAATATAGATAAAAGAAAGTTCAATAAAGGAACTAAAGGTGTAGCAGGTAGAAAACCTAAAAGTGAAGAAGTAAAATTGATTGAAAGATTAACACCATTAGAACCATTAGCATATAAGAAATTAAAAGAAGGTATTGAGAAAGGCGAATTTAAGTTTATACAAATGTTTTATAATTACTATGCAGGTAAACCAAGAGAAACAAAAGATATAACAGTTAATAATGAACAACCATTATTTAATTTAATAATAGATAGTGAAGATAATAATACTATTGATATAGATGAGATATTAGATTAATAAATAATTACTATATAGTAACAAATATTAAGTTATTAGTTTATATAACATTAACTATAATTATTGTTACAATGAAAAAAAGTTAGTGTAACATTTTAAGAAAACAATATGAAAAAGATAAAATTTATACCATTATCAAATGATGATATATTAAAACAAGATATTAAAAAATTAAAGAATAAAAAGAAGTATAAACAACACTCAAATAAAGCGTATAAAAACTTGAATTAATATACACTTATATAGTAACAAATATTAAATAATTAAAATATAATCATTTACAGTTAATTATTGTTACATTTGTTTTTTATCAGTGTAACATTTTTAAAAAAATATATATGAAGAAACATAAAACAAGTTGGACAGATAGTGAATTAGAACAATTATGCGATATAAACAATCATAGAATTATTTATGATGGTTATAACTATGTATGGGAAAATAAAATGAATAACGTATGGACAAGAAGAACTGTATTTTATTATGATACTTTTGCAAAACCTTATAGCGTGTTAAAATATTGGATTGCTTGTTGGTCTAAAGAACTAATAGAGCGTAAAGAAATAAAGGTTTATAATACTTTAAAAGGAGATGCTTTAAATATGTACAGAGCATTTGAAATATGTAAATTAGATTATTTAAAAAATAAAGAAAAAACTAAACGTATTAAAAAATTAATACCACATATAACAGATGATACTTTGTCTTATATGATAGGTGTGCATAGGGTAACAATTAATAGGTATTTAAATGAGTAATTTTATAGTAACAACTGCTATTAAGAAACTTTATGCGTTAAAGAAACGTAAGCGTGTCATACAAGGTGGAACGTCAGCAGGTAAGACATTTGGCATATTACCAATATTAATAGACAAAGCGTTAAGGCAACCGAATTTAGAGATTAGTGTAGTTAGTGAAAGCATACCGCATTTACGTAGAGGTGCGTTAAAAGACTTCTTAAAGATTATGTTAATGACAGGCAGATACAAAGATTATCAATTTAATAAGTCGACTTTAAAATATACATTTAGTAATGGTAGTTACATTGAGTTCTTTAGCATTGACCAAGAAGATAAATTAAGAGGTGCTAGGCGTAACGTATTATATGTTAATGAAGCTAACAATGTTTATTTTGAAAGTTACAATCAATTAGCTATTAGAACGAGTGGCGATATATGGATAGATTTTAATCCTACAAATTCATTTTGGGCGCATACAGAATTAGTAGGTCAAGAAGATGTAGATTACATTACATTAACATATAAAGACAATGAAGCGTTGCCAGATACAATTATAAAAGACATTGAAGCTGCAAAGGTAAAAGCTGAAAGTAGTTCTTATTGGTCCAATTGGTGGAACGTTTATGGACTTGGTCAAATTGGAAGTCTTGAAGGTGCTTGTATTCCTGACTGGAAAGAGATAAATACATTACCAGAAGATGCGAGGTTGTTATGTCTGGGTATGGATTTTGGGTATATAAATGACCCAACAACATTAGTAGCTTTATATAAGTATAATAACTCTTATATCTTTGACGAAATTATTTATAAAAAAGGTTTGCTAAATAGTGACATTAGCAACCTATTAAAAAGCAATGAAATAAAAGAAATGATTTATGCAGATAGTGCTGAACCAAAATCAATAGCAGAATTATCAAGCTATGGCCATTTAGTGTTACCTGTTAAAAAAGGAAAAGACAGTATTGTTTATGGTATTAACTTAATAAACCAAAATGAAATTTATATAACATCAAGAAGTCATAATCTTATACACGAATTGCAGAATTATATATGGATGAAAGACAGGGAGGGTGTTAAACTAAATAAACCTATTGACGCTTTTAATCATTGCATAGATGCAGCACGTTATTCTATAACGTCACAATTAGAAAACCCACATAAAGGGAATTATAATATATGGTAAATGTTAAAGAAATGTTAAAATTAAGCAAAAACTTAAAATAATTCTTTTTTTAGTTGTGTAGTAATAAGTTTATACTTATATTTGTGTATAATTAAAAAGTTAAATATTATGAAACATTCACAAAAAGAACATTTACACAGAAGCAAGGTAGTAGTAAACCACGAAACAAAAAGAATATATATAAGAAAATCAAACTCAAATTTAGCGTCTTGTGGTCACGAACAAATGTATAAGTTTTCACTTAGAGATTTTAACGACCTATATAAGATTAATAATGATAGTGTTTGTAAAAAATGCTTAACAAAAAGAAATGAACTAATAAAAGAAGCTAAAGAATGGATTGTAAAAGGATACAGATAAAACAACTAAAAAAAGAATTACAGCTATCAAATACCAAGATAGCTGAGTTCTTTGATTTAGCACCTACTTCATTTGCAAATAGCACTGCTAAAAATAGATATGAAAAAGCGTTGTGTAAATTCTATGAGTTTGTAAAGAAACACGAGCCAGAAGAAACTTGTAGATAACATCTGATAACGCAACTTTTTAAAAAACAAGCATAAAATGGAAAATACACTTAACTTTTTAGAAGATTATTTCAGCACAACTAATAACATTTTAATACAAGATAAGATTAAAATATTAAGAGCGCAAATAGATTTAGAAATAACAAAAGCACAAATACAAATGTTTAACGAACTTAAAATTAATTAATATGAAAACATCAACTGGATTAACAATAAATCAAAAAGGAAATAGAATAGAGGTTTATACTGCTGAAGAAATGAAAGTAAATAAGAACCCTTACACAACTAGAGTTGTGATTGCAATAGTATCTTCAATTTTAGTATTATCGTTAAACCTATGGCTTCTTTGGTAAGTAAACAAGATGCTATAAACTTCAATAAATGTGTTAAAGCAGGTATAACCATATACCCCAAGCCATTAACAAACGGAAGTAATAAAGCAAAAGCAAAGGTTAAATTGTTAGTAGATTATGGTTATAAGCAAGTTGAAGGAAAAGGAACTTATGAACAAGATGAAAAGTTAACAATTAAAATACTAGAATTATATAGATTAATAGCGAAAGGTTTATAATTTTTTTATCTTGATTTGAAAGGCTCTATGGAAACATAGGGTTTTTTTTTGCTTTATACAAAAACAGTAGTGATTTGTTTAGTATAAAAATAGGTTAATGAAGTTAAACATACCAGAAGATTTAAGCGAAATAAAATTATACCAATATCAAAAGTTTCTACTAATTGAAGAGCCTACAAATGTTGATATACTATCTTGCTTTTTAGATTTAACCATTGAACAGATTGATGTAATAGCGTTAAAAGATGTTAACGATATTGCTAAAATGATAATGGATTGCTTTGAGAATAGACAAGACACTTTCAAACAAACTTTTAAATTAAACGGTGTACATTTTGGTTTCATTCCTAACCTTGATGATATAAGTTATGGAGAAAATAAAGACATTACAAGCTATATAAATGATTGGAAGTCTATGCACAAAGCTATGGCGGTTTTATTTAGACAAATAGACCAGAAGCAAGGAAGCAAATACAGAATAGAGCAGTACAAAGGCTCACACATTCATAGTGAGTTAATGAAGCAAATGCCTTTAGATATTGTTTTTGGGGCGATGGTTTTTTTTTACAATTTAACCAACGAGTTACTGAAAGCTATCCCGAATTATTTACAGGGGGAACTAACGAGGGGACAGATGCAAGGTCAAATTTCGGTAGAAAATGGGGAAGTTATAGCGAATTATATACACTCGCTCAAGGCGACATTAGAAGATTTAACGAGATTACAGACACTAGATTACATACGTGCTTAATGTATTTAGCGTACGAAAAAGAAAAGGTAGAATTGGAAGCAACATTAACTAGACAAAGTTTTAAAAGATGATAGGATTTTATAATTTAATAGACACTATAAAAGATGAGTTAATAGACAATCCATTTGTTAATACAGTTACTTTTGGGGACATTTACGACGTTGATTTGAACAAAAAAACAATATTCCCATTAAGTCATTTTATAGTCAATTCAGCTAATTATAACGGTACTGTTTGGACTTATAGTATTAGTTTATTATGTATGGATATTGTAGATGAAAGCAAAGCAGATGTAACAGATTATTTTAAAGGCAATACAAACGAACAAGATATTTTTAATACGCAAATGAATGTTATAGGTAGGCTTGTAGAAAAACTAAAAAGAGGAGATTTATATGCTAACAAATACCAATTAAATGGCAATCCAAGTATTGAAGCGTTTACAGATAGGTTTGATAATAAGTTAGCTGGTTGGACATTATCATTTGATGTTGATGTGGTTAATGATATGACAATTTGTTAATGGATTTAAAGCAAACACAAATAGAGTTAAACAAATTTGCAAAGTATGTTGTAAGTCAAAGTAGGGCAAACTTAACACGTAAGAATAAGAATTATAAAAAGGGTTTATACGATAGTTTAGGCAGTGAATTAGATGTAAGCGAAAATAGTTTTAGCCTTGCTTTTGTTATGGAGAAGTACGGTATCTTTCAAGACAGAGGGGTTAAAGGTACTGAAAGCGGTAGGAGTTTAGATAACTTTAGATATAAGCAAAGCAGTAATTTAAAAGGGTTCGAAGCAGCTACTGGTACATTTGCAAAATGGGCAAAGTTTAGGAATATAAGATTAAGAAATGCAAAAGGACAATTTACTAAAGGCAACTATAAAAGTATCGGTTTCATAATAGCAAATAGTATTAAAAAGAAAGGAATTAAGCCTAGCTTATTTTTTACCAAACCATTTGAAAAAGCATTCCAGAATTTACCAAGCGAATTAGTTGAAGCATACGGACTAGATGTCGAACAGTTTTTACAATATACAATAGATAAAAATGGCAAATAAATTAAACGTAAGAAGTCCTTACATAATTACAGATAACACTTCTAATCTATTGTTTACGCAATTAGATTTAAAAGTATATAGCGGTACAAGTGATGCTTCTGTTAGCAGTCCTACATATACATTAAATGGTACTGCTATAAATGGTACTGTTACATTTGATATTAGCGAACTTGTAAAAGATTATATTACAAATAACTTTGATGGCACTTACGATACTAATAACGTCGTATGGGTTAATTATAGATTAATTTCTACAACGACATCAACTAGCATAGTAGGAAGTGTTGTAACATTAAGAGCGTTCTTTGGGTGGGATTACTACAATGAATTAAATATAAATGCAAACATACCATTATTACAATCTAATAAAGATGTTTATAAGCTAGACGATAATGCGTTTAATATAGCAATAGACACACAAGAAGTTACAAGTGTTACTTATGTAGATGCTGAAGATAATCAAACGACTATAAGCGTATCAAGTTCAAATGAAAATAACGAACAAATACAATACATTTCAGATAGTGTTAATGGTTTAGATAACTATTCAGATAGGGTTTTATCTGATGATGGAACTTTAGAAACGTCTAGTTGTTTACAAACATTTTTAGACGATTATAGTATCTTTAATGCGGTTAAAATATACCTAGAAACAAGTGATGGTGTACAATTAGTTAATGTAAATAATGTTCAAGAATGCCAATATCAACCTTATAAACTAACTTTTATAAATAGGTTTGGTGCATACCAAGATTTATGGTTTTTTAAAAACTCAAAAAAGACTTTAACAACTACAAAAGAGGAATACAAAAGCAGTTCTTACGAAATAAATAATGCACAATATAAGACGTTTAATAAGTTAGGTAAACAAAAATTAACTATTAATAGCGGATTTTATCCTGAAAGTTTTAACGAAGTGTTTACGCAGTTATTTTTAAGCGAGT